CCAATATATGTTATTCCCCAAATATTACTTCCAGAAAAAACTAAATGTGTCAACATATTAAAACATTATTAATATCATATTCATAAGTAAATATGGAAATATCAAAATACATAATGGATGGAGATATATCAAAAGATAAAGTTATAATTGCTATTGATAAATTAAAGCAAGAACAATTCCAAATAAATGAAGAAAGAATAATTTCAAATAAAAATCTATTTGAAAAAATAATAGCACCTCAACATCGATTTTATGAAGAATATAACAATTATTTAGAATTGATAAAGAATGCTAAGGATAATTTAGAAAAAGTATCAATTGAACGACCTGGAATATAATATTTCATTTCAATAAAGATGAAATATAAATTCAAGATTATTCCATTCATTCTTTCATTGATTGTTGGTTTAATATATGTTTGGATTACCAAGCCGCCTATTAAAAATGTTATCAGAATGCCCACCCCATATAATTATAAAGATGTAGTATATACTGATGAAAAGGGCGATTGCTATATGTTCGACATTGAAGAAGTTGAATGTAATTAAATGTTTATTTTTTGTGCGTCAAGAAGTAAAAAGATGCGTCCAAATGGAAATGAATATACAGAAGTCGTTGATAATAAAGATGGTACTTCTGTGCGTTTAACATCAACTATTGAAAATATGGTGACTGAAAAATTTGAAGATAATAATAAGAAAATGCGAATGATTGAAGTAATGCAAAATCAAAAAACGAAATTAGGTGATGAATTGCAACTTATTTCATTGAAATATGATAATATTAGCAAAATGTTTAATTTGTATTCAATGGCTATTCTTATTCTATCAGCTGTTATTACACTTTTTGATGCTCTTAATCTTTTGGTTATTCAATTTATGAAAACATATAATTATACAAATGAAGATCTAACAGCTGTTGATTTTGTTGTTAATATATTTACACTTATAATGGGTACTGCTCTTACAATTATAAGTAGTGTAATTCGTTTTAAAAATTATCGTGAAAAGATGGAGAAATTTAAAGATATTCAAGAAAAATTAATAACAATTAAGGGAAATTACACAAAAGATATTACAATTCTTCAGTTGTCTGATGATGATAAAACTATTGATATGGTTCAGCAAAATATGAAAGAAAATGATAACGTTTTGAATAGTGTTAATATTGTTAGCGAAATTAGCAATAAAGAGATTGTTAGATTTCTTAATTATATGTCTGAATTCAAAAACAAAATTACAGAAATAAAAACAAAAGAAGTTGTGAATGAAATTGAAATTAAGAAAAAACTAAAAGATGAAATGAGCAAAAAATAAACCTGTTATATAAGTAATGGATGACATACTGAATTTTTTTGTGGAAACAGATAATCAAATTAAGAAATTTATAAAAGAAACTCAAACTGAAATAAAGAAAATTGAAACGAATGTATTAGACATTGGAAAAAAAGTTATTGATCCTTTTAGAACTTAATTGCTAAAAGCTAAACCACCCATACCAGACATGATACGTAAGACATTATAGTTAGTCCCATATACATACAATGTTCCTACGACTGATGCTTTTAATAAAAGCGATGCTGTATCAATACGTGACATATTTAAAGTTCCTGAAGGCTGTTGGTCTTCAGGATTGAAACTGAATGAATATATGTTAATACCTTTTGTTGTTTTTGGAACATTTGTGTGATGCTGATATGGTTGCACAAATGAGAAATAACCCCCTTTTCTTTCTAAAAATCGGCTATTACCATTTAGTTGGAGATGAGCTGTTTCTATAGGATTTTCTGCTTTATATTCATTATGAATATTATTTATTGTAAAATTATTCCAATTAATGAAATTTGTTTCGGTTTTTCCATCTGGTCTTAACACCCATACAAGTTCTTTAACAGGATGATTAAAATTTATTTTGTGACTTGTTGTTATTGAAGTATTGGTAATATAATCGGTTCCAGTATGTTGCAACTGTTCGATTAAATATTCATGTGATATTTGAGCAAATTTCAAACGCTCATCTGTGTCTAAAAATATATAATCTACCCACATTTCCACTTCAAATTTCGTTTTTGACATAGTTTGTGATGGTGTTTCTATACCATAACCTATATCATAATTTCCGTTTGATAATATTTTTTTATCATAATGGTATATTGTATCACCTTCATTATTAGCAAGTATTGAGGTAAATGTTGAAAATTCTATATTTAATTTAACTTCATGATATTGTAAGGCGATTAATGGTAAAGAAAGCCCAATGTTTCTACAAAACCAAAACTCGAAAGGTACATACAATGTTGTATCTTTGGTGATTAACATTGCTTGATTTTTCTCATTTCCACCAACCAATCTGTAATATCCTTCTTTTTTACCCTCAGGTAAAGATAATTCATTCCAAATATACATCCATTCTCCATAATGTTTATCAACTCTTTGACCTCCTATTTCCAATTCAATAGTTTTTAATAATTTTAATCCATAGAAGGGTTGGAATAAGTAAGTTGTATTGGATACGGTAAAATGCAATCTTAACCAAATTCTATGGATTAAATCACCATTACGAGTTATTTGAACAGTAACTCTATTTCCAAAATTAACTGTACCATTTAATGTTTGTTTTATTGATTCTACCGCATAATTTGTATGTCTTCGATAGATGACTTTAAAAAATGTAATCTGAGGATTTCCAGTTAAATACACGTCTTGAGCTCCATATGCTACTAATTGTAATATACCTCCTCCCATTATTTAATTATTACAGCGATAACATTTATATGATGTAAAAAAATAATCGATTTTTGAATAATCTAGTTAGAATAAGCAAGACCACCCATACCAGATAGGATACGAAGAACGTTGTAATTAACCGCGAACACCCACACGTTCCCAGTAGCACCTGGTTTTGAAAGGTGGAGGATAGCAGTGTCAATGCGAGACATGTTAAGAGTTCCTGATGGTTGATGCTCTTCGGGCTTAAGACCGAATGAATATACATTGATGTATTTGTCATCGGGAATATTCGCGTGGTGTTGGTATGGTTGAACATGAGTGAAATAAAGCGCATCGCGTTGAGCAAAACGGTCATTGCCATTAAGTTGAAGTTTGGCCGGTCCAGAATCACCAAATGTTGACCAGTTTGTTGATGCACTAGTAACCTCGTTAAACCATACAAGTTCTTTAACCGGATGGTTAAAGTTAAGTTTTAGTTGTTTGGCTTTGTCAGCTTCAACACTTTCTGAACCAGTGAATTGAACTTGTTCAATTAGGTATTCGTGAGACATTTGAGCAAAACGACGGCGCTCATCAGTGTCTAAGAAGATGTAATCAACATAAAGTGACGCATCAACTTTGGGAGTACCAGTAACACCACATAGATCAGCAGTCTCAAATTGAACATTAACTTTAACCTCATGATATTGGAGAGCAATTAATGGAAGCGCAAGTCCTACGTTGCGACAGAACCAGAATTCAAGTGGAATGTATAATTTATCACCTGAAGTAATAGTTGCAGCACCAACCATCTTGTCATAACCATCCTTCTTGCCGTGTGGAAGAGAAAGTTCATTCCATACATTCATCCATTGAGAATATTGACGGTCAATTAATTGACCACCAATTTCAAGTTCAACTTGTTTGATAAGGCGTTGGCCAACATTTATCGTATCGGCGGTAATAGTTCCTGTTATAGTCGCCTCAATATACATCTTGTGGATTAAATCGCCATTGCGAGAGATTTGAGCAGTTACACGTTTGCCGAAATCAACAGTTCCATTGAAAGTTTGTTGGATAGCTTCCATAGAAAAGTTAGTATGACGGCGATATACTACCTTGAAGAAGGTAATCTGTGGATTGCCAGTAAGATATACATCTTGGGCACCATAAGCAACTAATTGAAGAAGACCTCCTCCCATTTTCTATTTATATATTAAGTAAGAAAAAAATTTTATTATTTTACGAAAATAATTTTATACATTATGAAAAACCATTTAATATACAAATGCCATGGTTCCTTTTCAATTCTTTAAGACTTTCGACTAATGCTAAAACATCATAATATGCGTTATGAGCGTTTTTAATTTCGATGTCATTCCCAAAAGCATATTGATGTAACTCGGTAAGTGTGGGATACTTGACTTTACCATATTTATTTAGCGCACATA